AAAGCGGAAGCTTTATATGGAAGAGCATAGAGAATATACCTTGCGTAGTAGAATACGACTGCGACTTCGACTAATGAAATTAAATACAATTCAAATACAATGCAATCACTTAACCACTTCATCGTTAGGGTTTCAAAGACTCATAACGACACCGTCACTGTAGCAGGTGGCGTAGAGATTTACATCGATCCAAAATGGAATCCTTTCGATCATAGGATTTGTTTCGGTGAGATAGTATCTGCACCTTCTCGTCATTATACTGGTGCTGTCCCCGGAGACGTTTTATTCTTCCATCATCACGTAACATCATCTGAGAATTTAAAAGCTGGCGATGATCTGTATATGGTTATGTATGATTCAAGCAATGGATATCAAGGTCACGCTATCGCATATAGGAGGAAGTCTGACGAACAGATGTGTATGCTTGCAGACTGGGTATTTATGACTCCAGTTCCAGACGATAACAAAGACGAGGTTACATCAACGGGAATAATAACAGAATTAGCTATCCACAACAAGCCTAAGAGGCGTGCTGTCATCCACACGCCAAGCGAAGAGCTTCTTTCTTACGGGGTTAAGAATGGAGATATCGTTGGGTTTGACAAGAACTCAGACTATAAGATGACTCTTGATAACGGTGATGTGGTATACAGAATGAAGGCAAAAGACATCAGCTATGTTGAAGTCGAAGAGTAACTTTACAACTAAGGCTGCTGCTATAGATTTGATGTCTGCGATGGAGGATGCTATAAGAAATATGATAGAGGAAGTGAGGAAGCCAGTTGATCCAGAGGCATCTGGTTCAGCAAGAAAGGCAGAACTAAATTCTATAAAACAGACAGCCATAGACTGTAAGGACTTGATTGTCGAAAGACAAAAACTTCAAGAAATGATAGATACTCTCGACAGCGGTGAGAGTCTTGGAGAGGAAAAGGACTACGGTGTTGGCTTTGCAGAGAAACGAGCTAAGAAATAAATAAGATGGCAAAGACAAAGAAGCAAACAGAAAAGGTGTTTATCCCTAAGCCTAAGATTAAACATCCTAACGTACACTCCAAGAAGAAAACATCCGTACTAAAGTCGAGCAAGAACTACAAGAAAGCCTACAACGGACAAGGTAGATAATGCTTATACAAAAAGAAGGATATGACGAGCTTATAATCAAAATCTCTAACTCTGAACAAGACGGTGAGATTATTGAAATAGGCGGATTGTACATAATGCTCCCACCAGTTCCTGAGAAGAGCAAGATACTAAACTACAATCTCCCAAAGGATAAGCAGATGTGGAAGAGGCAAGAACTCCCACACGAGCTTGAGAGGATAAAGTCTATGGATGAATGGAGAGCGATGCCAAGAGAGTTTCGCTCAAAGTGGGAACTGTACATAGACGAAGAGTTCACTCGCAGGGAGGATGGAGTTTGGTTTTACAATAACGGAGTTCCAACATACATCACTGGAAGACACTATATGGCTCTTCAGTGGAGTAAGTTTGATGTTGGATATCCTAGCTATCTTGACTTCCAGCGTAAGATATTCTTGCATATGGAGGCTTGCATTGTAGATGACAGGAGTCTTGGACAGCTGTACACAAAGTGTAGGCGTTCTGGGTATACCAACTGTTGCTCTACAGTTCTTGTCAATGATGGGACTAGGGTAGTCAATAAGCTTCTTGGGATACAGTCTAAGACTGGTAAGGATGCACAAGAGAATATCTTCATGAAGAAGATTGTTCCTATGTACAAAGGATATCCATTTTTCTTTAAGCCTATACAAGATGGTACTACAAACCCACGTATGGAGCTTGCCTTCAGAGAGCCGTCTAAGAAGATCACAAAGTCAAACAAGACATCTGTAGAGAATGACGCTCTTAATACTGTTATCAACTGGAAGAACACCACCAACAATGCTTATGATGGAGAGAAGCTGTATTGGCTTTATCTTGACGAGGCAGGCAAGTGGGAGAAGCCAGTAGACATCAGAGAGGCGTGGAGGATACAGAAGACCTGTCTTATCGTTGGAAAGAAGATCGTTGGGAAGGCACTTGTGGGTAGCACTGTAAATCCTATGGATAAGGGAGGAAAGGAGTATAAGGCACTCATAGATGATAGCGATCCACTGAATAGGAACGCCAACGGAAGGACAGCATCTGGACTATACAAGCTGTTCATCCCTGCTTATGAAGCATTAGAAGGATTCTTTGATGTGTATGGAAATGCTATCGTAGAAGATCCTACATCTCCAGTAATGACTCTTGACGGAACTACAGTATCTTATGGGGCTAAGACATATCTCAAGAACGAGCGTAAGTCTTTAGAGCACGATGCACGTGAGCTTAACGAATTCATTAGGCAGTTCCCATTTTCAGAAGACGAAGCAGTAAGAGAGTCTGTAGACGGAAGTCACTTCGATGTAGGTAGGATATATCAGCAGATAGAACACAACAACTCATTCTACCCATCTCCAGTTGTAAGCGGAGACTTTGTGTGGAAGGGTGGAGTGATGGATACTGAAGTATTGTTTGTTCCAAAGGAGAACGGCAAGTGGAGAGTATCTTGGCTCCCTCCTATGGAATACAGGAACAAGAAGGTTATGGGTAAGTCTGGAAAGATATCACCACCAAACGGAGGCATAGGAAGAGGGGGAGTTGATAGCTATGACATAGATCAGACTGTGGATACAAGATCGTCTAAAGGTAGCTGTCATTTGTTTAATGTGATGAATTCTGTTGGCCCGTGCAATCACTTCGTTGCAGAGTATGTAGATAGACCACCGATGGCTAAGATGTTCTACGAGCAAGTACTAATGGCTTCGTTCTTCTTTGGATATCCACTGCTAGTGGAGAACAACAAGTACGGGATAGTAAGATACTTTGAAGAGAGGGGATATGACGAATACATTATGGATAGGCCAGCTCATTTAAAGGCTCCCGGATCTGGAAACGTAAGAACAAAGGGTGTGCCTAGTAACTCTCAAGACATCATACAGACTCACGCTCAAGCTATTGAGGACTATATCTTTAATCACGTTGGTGACTTAGGAGCAAATGAGTTCGGGCATATGTACTTCAATAGAACGCTTGAAGATTGGATTGGCTACAGAATATCAGACAGAACAAAGTTCGACTTAACAATCAGCTCTGGATTTGCTCTGCTTGCAGCTCAGACTCAAAAGAAAGAAGAGAAGAAGGCTACATTTGAGGATAAACAATTCTTCAGATACTACGGAAACTCTGGTAATTTATCAGTCCAGAGAAAATACACTTGACAAGTTTAAAATCTTGTCGTATATTAGCATCGTCTTTTTTAAGACAGTTTCATTGTGTATTGGTTTATAAGCCTCGGACATAGTTATGTGTCTGGGGCTTTTTTATCTATGCCCAAGTATTTTGCTATCTTTGCGTACAAGGTAATTAAGATAGAATGAGTTCTGGATATGGAATGTTCCCTGATCCTTTTGCGGATCAGCTTAAAAAGCTTTCTCCCGAATACGGACTAAAGTATGGCCAAGCCATCGAGTCACAGTGGGGAAGGGCAGAAGATCAGTCATCTTTGTTTAGAAGGAGGTTACACGAATTCGAAACTAATAGAGACTACGCTACTGGTAATCAAGATACTGCAATATACAAGCAGATACTTACGTCAATGAATCCTAATGATGGTGATGGATCATTGTTAAACTTAGACTGGTCTCCAGTTCCCATCATCCCGAAGTTCGTAAAGGTTGTAGTGAATAGGGTTCTGTCTCGTAAACCTTACCCATCTGTAGAGGCTATAGATCCAGTAAGCAGAGAAGAGAAGCAAAAGAAGAAGGCTGTAATAGAATCATCTATTGAAAATAAACAACTTCTTAAGCAAGCCAAATCACTTGGACTTAAAACAGAAGTAGATCCAGACAAACTACCAGACACTACAGAAGAGTCTGAAATGTTTGATGGACAGAACATAAAGACATCAGCAGAGATATCTGCTCAGATAGCAACAGCATTAACTCTTGATTGGTGCGACTTTGATCAGCAGGTGTATCGTAGATGCGTAGAAGATCTTGTCATCAATGGGATGGCTGTATGCAAAAGAGAGAACGATCCTAACTACGGAATAACTTCAGTATATGTAGATCCTGCTTTGTTTGTACATAGCTACACAGAGGATCCAAATATGAGCGATATCGTGTACGCTGGTCATATTAGCCAAGTAAGCATACACGAGCTTAAGAGACTTGCTGGAGATCAGTTCACTGAAGAGCAGTATAAGGAGCTAGCAAGAAAGATACAGCACAAGGGACAGAATAATCCCGGAGCATTTGAGCGTTCTCACTATGATGTGGTTGCTCAGAAGATGAACTACGGGTATGATGATTACCTTGTTGACGTTCTTAACTTTGAGTTCATCAGCGTTGACTGTGTGTACTACGAGTCAAAGATGTCTCGTTACGGAAATGAAGGATTTTACTACAAGGGTGGTTCGTATGACGCTCCAAAGAATAGCGTGTTCGAAAGGAAACCATACAAGATGGAAGTTGTTAATGTGTATGGTGGTAGCCTTATAGTTGGAACAAATATGCTGTTTAACTACGGCATGAAGAAGGATATGCCTCGTAACATACACGACATATCAAGAACAACACTATCATACAAAGTAACCTGCACTAACCTTCGTAAAATGATGCCTAAGTCTATGGTATCTTCTGTACGTGGATTTGCAGATCAGCTTCAGTTATCACACCTAAAGATTCAGCAGGCTATAGCAAAAGCAAAGCCAGACGGATTGATAATAGACATTGAAGGTCTTGAGAATGTATCAATAGGTAAAGGAGGTGCAAGCCTTCAGCCACTTCAGATACAAGACATCTATGAGCAAACTGGTGTGTTCTACTATCGTAGCAAGAACCCAGAAGGAGGATTCCAAAACCCTCCAATCAGAGAGATAGGAAACCAGATAAGAAACATCGAAACTCTTATAGGCTTATACAACCACTACTTAAGGATGATCCGTGATGCTACGGGCGTTAACGAGGTGATGGATGCTTCAACGCCTAAAGGAGATGCTTTGGTTGGTGTTCGTCAGCAGGCTCTTGCCGCTGGCAACAACGCTCTGTACGACATTACTAACTCAGCAAACAACTTATACCGCAAGACTTGTGAGGATATCATTAAGTGCTTGCAGATATTACCAAAGGAATCTGTCCTTTATCAAACGTATATCAAGGCAATAGGTAAGTACAATATGGACATACTGTCCTCGTTTAGCGACTTACCAATGTATAATTTTGGCGTGCGTGTTGTGATGGAGATGTCAGACGAAGATCGTTTGTTCTTGGAGCAAAACTTACAGCAGTCCCTCGCACAGAGAGAAATAGATTTGGAGGATGCAATGGCTGTGAGAAATCTAAAGGACATAGATCAAGCTCAGCGACTTCTTGTTATACGCAGGAAGAAAAGGCTTAAGACATTGCAGGATCAACAGCTCGCCAATATACAGGCACAATCACAAGCCAATGCTCAAGCAGCTATGGCTCAAGCACAAGCTAAGGCCCAGTTAATTCAACTTGAGGCTCAGTCTAAAGCACAGCTTGCACAGCTTGAAGCTCAGTTAAAGGTGCAGGTTGAGCAGGCTCTGTTCCCAATAAGACTTCAGATTGAGCAGACGAAGGTTCAAGGATATCTCGCTATGGGATCTACAGAACAAGAGTACAAGGAGAAGCTTGAAGTAATGAAGGAAGACAGGAAGGACTCTCGTGTAGACTTGCAGGCTGCAAAGCAATCACGTCTCATTGAGCAAAGAAAAGGAGCAGCTCCCCCTATTGAAGAGCCACCAAAGAAAACACAAGAAGACGATACCATTAACAAAATACTCGGACTATAATGCCTAACAAAATTAATCTCGACATAGCTAATAGGGTTGACATCACTTGCAGAAAGGGTGATACGTTTGAGCTTGATATAGACATTAAGGATTCTGCTGGTGTAGCTATTGACTTAACTAGCTATACCTTCAAGATGGAAGTCAGAGAAACAGATACATCGTCTGACGTTATCATATTCAACTCAAGCTTTTCATTTACTGGAGATGCTTCTGGCAATTTAACTGTCACTGCCTCTGCTGCAACTATGGAAGCTATTGATTCTGGTATGTATGTGTACGACTTGCAGTCTACATATAATGGCGTTGTTAAGACTTGGTTGTATGGTTTATTCATCATTAACGAGGATATTACCGTTTAATGTCTGATATATCAATCACAATAGCATCTTCTGGGGCAATAAGTGCATCTGTCACTCAGCCCTTGTTGCAGTTCTCTGTTAAGGGGGTAACTCAGACAGTTCTTTGCCAACCCGGTGATATATCAATCAATGGTGTATCATTCACTTCTGTTGCCGCTGGTGGATCTGTAGACATCAGTGTTGTAGACTTTAATGGCAATGACACTGGCTCTATCTCTGGTGGGAACTGGGCTATACCTCAACCTGCTAATGGAAATGTGCAAGTAAACACAGTTGCGTATAATACTGTCGCAAGTGGAGGAACGCTAAATGTTGTTGTAGAGAATACACTTGGCAATACTGTAGGATCTCTTGTTGGCGGAGACTGGCAAGTTCCTAATGGAAGTATAACAGTTAACTCTGCTGCTTATGGATCATCACCAAGTGGAGGCACTGCCAATGTTGTAGTCGAAAACACACTTGGAACTTTAGTTGGTAGCATAGTTGGTGGCGATTGGCAAGTTCCAAACGGAAGCATAACTGTAAATACAGTTGCATATGGATCATCTCCAAGCGGTGGAACAGCTAATGTGATTGTAGAAAATACTCTTGGCAATACTGTAGGTTCGCTTATAGCTGGAGATTGGGTAGTTCCTAATGGTAATATCAATGTAAACTCAGTAGCGTATGCTACTGTTCCAAGCAATTCAACGCAGAACGTAGTCGTAGAGAATACTTCTGGAACACTTGTTGGATCTTTAGTTGGTGGAGATTGGCAGATTGCTAATTCAAGCGTGACAAATTCAGACGCTACATATTCTGGTACTGTCGTTGCTCAAGGATCTTTAACTCTTCCAGACATAACTGTAACAGATCAGAATGGATCCACATCAAGTTATCCAGCTGCAAAGAATTTAAACATACAGAACTACAAGTCTGGAATACTTTATCGATCTCCGCTATACACACAGAAGACAAGCTATAATACTGGAGACGAAGGTAACAATATGGCTAATGGGGTGTATAACTACACGCCACCACTTTACCCTAATGTAATTCAAGACTTAGACTATACCGCTACTGCCGCAAACGTATATTATACTTTGAAGTCTAACAACTCGTTTGGAAACAAATTTAGATTTACTAATGCAGCAGGAAGCGACTTGAGTGGATCATCACCAAGTGGAGTTATTATAGATCATTTGTATAACCTTATGTGGTGGGGAACCAATCAGGGAGTTGCTACTTCGTGGAGTAATTCCTTCACGTTGGTAAGCACTGCAAACTCTGGAGCAGGAACTGGAGGATATACAGACTGGAGGCTTCCAACCAAAGGCGAGTGGATGAGTATCCTTGAGGAACACAACGCAGCAACCACTTTCAGAAGCCCATTTAGTAACTGGCCAGCTGGAACATACTGGACTTCCACAACCAATCCAGCAACAACTACGCAAGCACTCAACATATTTAACGGAAGATTAGTCACAGCATCAGCAAAAACAACTAACACATTGCGAGTAGTACTCGTGCGTAAATACTCATAACCTATGGCATTAGCAGATTACAGATGGCAGATTACTGGAGATACTGAGGTGTATCCCGGACTAACTCTACGAAATCCAGAGTTCAAGGTTGAGTCTGTATACTACCACACACCAACACGTAAGGCTGACATTGAAGTTATATTCTATGAGGGTGTTGCACCACACTCAAGAATGTTCTCTCTTCAAGTTCCTGCACAAGACGAGGGGTTGACAGCACAGAACATAAAGC